ACCGGCGACTGCTGCGCGACGGCACCGGGACCCGCTCGTCGTAAGAGCCTGGCAACGACGATGACCGGTTCCACGCGGCTCGTCTGTACTGGGCATGCAGACAAGCATAGCGGATGGGCCGACCCCCACGCAAATGAGGGACGACCCAGATTCCTGCTAGGTCAGTTGAGAGCTACGACCGCTACGGAACCGTCTGCCAGGGTCTCCAGCGCATAGGTCAGCCGCGACCCCATGTTCGCCCAGTAGCGATAGTCCGTGACGCCATCACCGACGCGCTGTTCCTCGCCTTCCAGAGAGAGCACGGCCACACCATGAGCCGTCAGCGAGCGCCGGAGAGCCGCGACAGTGTACAGCTCCTGAGCCTCTCGAGTGCCCTGCGAGCCACTGAAGCGACGGGCGACCCGGAGAGCGTGCCCACGCTCGAGCCGGAACCAGCCCTCGCCGACCTTCACGGACAGGCTGACCTCGCACCAGTCCTTGTCGATGTTGCGGACCTGAGCGCGGACCCTGAGCCGGTTGATGCACACGACGCCATCCTGACGCGTGGTCCTGCGGTCCTGGTGCGAGTTGGAGTGCGAGCGAGCACTGCGGGGGATGATCGAGCCACCGAGCGCCTGCTCGATGTCCTCGAGGGACTGGACGGGGGTGTCAACGATGTCGGCCATGTGACGATTCTCCTATGTTGTGGAACTGGAGCTTGTGCTCCTGGAACAACCTTGCCTGAGATCCGGCTCCGGCGCAAGCCCCAGTGTGCACCGGAACCGGACCTTCCCCCTAGCTCGAGTCCGAGACCGTCCAGCGAGCATCCGGCCGAAGGACACTCACGACCCCGGACTCGAGGCTCAGCAGGCGCGTCCCATCACGCTCACTGAGGTACTGCATGTCGCCCTCGCTCCAGACAAAGACCTCGCCCCACGGAGTCGTGAGGCTAACTGGAACATCGAGGTCTAGGAGTCGAGAATGGAACGTGACTCCCGAGTGGATGAGCTGAGTCATCACACCGTGCTGGGCAGGCTGGGCGGGCATGGTGCAAGTATACCGCACAGCAGCCACATGAGCAACCGAGACGCTGTCTCAAGCCAACGGCGAGACCAGCGGTCAACATAGACGGACCGCCGGACTGCGTCATCGTGTCCGAGCGCGCCGGAGGCGGGAGCGAGGATACGGTGCGGGAGAGCAGCCGAGCCGTGTTAGTCGGACTGCGGGGCGAAGGCGGTGTTTGCCCCTGCCCTCTCTCCCCTCGCTTACTCCTTCGGAGTAGCTCGGGTTCGCTAGAGGTGTTTTTATCTTCATTTAGGCGCGCGTGCGCGTTTACCTAAAAAGGAACCCTCTACTTGCGCTGGGGCCACACCATACGCTAAGATGAGAGGCGCGGCGACATTCGGGTAGCCGTCACAACTACAGGAGCATCAGCATGGCCGAAAGCTGGAATGTCAAGAGCACCCATACCGACGACTGCGCTCACTGCGAGGACGCAGCAGAAGCCGGGATCAGGTATGCGAACGAGGCGGGCAGGGACTTGGCGTCCTGGTACGTCTACGAACCCGTCAAGGGTGGTGCGACGATCCAGCACGAGGCGACTGTGGTCCGCCTGTCGTGAATGCGGACAAACGAGCGCATCTGCTGACGATGGTCGAGGTTATCCAGCTGGTCCTGGATACGGCTCAGGCGGACGTCTACGAGCGCACCCACGACGCGCTTCGTGTGGCCATTCACTCCGTCCGTACTGACGAGTATCACAAGCTCCAGAACATGCGCAAGCACGAGGGCAAGAACGCGAGCACGGACAAGCAGATCGAGTTGTCGATCCACTGCCTGTTCGAGTTGGATGCTGCGGTGCAGTGCCATGAGGACCTGGACTACATCGGCCTCAAGCGGCATCTGGAGCGCGCGTCCCTGACCGAAGTGCCTGCTGCGAAGCCGGTGAAGAAAAAGTCGACCACGGGTTTGCGGAAGCGTCGAGCGTGAGCAATAATCAACTTACCGACACAACCCAGCCTGAGGAGGCAATCATGACCGACACCACCTTCGACTTCAAGAAGTTCATCGACGACGCCATCGCCGCATCGCCCGTCGAGGCCAAGCTGACCCGCAAGGTCTACCGCGCTCTGCGTGCTGCGGGCAACCCTGTCGTGAAGGTCTACGACGGCGGAGAGTACGTCCCGGTCAAGAACGAGCGCGAGATGCTCGAGCAGGTGTTCAACCTGGACATGTCCTGGCTGTTCACCGAGAACGACGACTGGGTGATGCTGGTCCGCGGCAACGAGTGGGACCTCATCAGCGACTACACGGTCGCAGCTGAGCCCGACCTCCAGTCGGTGTTTGACTACATCGACAAGTACGGCCAGTAGGGTTTAGCGTGGGGTTGAGTTTGGGTTTGCGCCTAACCTCAACCCCGTGCTAAACTTGAACTTACCAACACACCAGAGCCTGAGGAGGCTAACATGTCCGAAAAGAAGATCGACCTCATCGCCCAGCTTCTCGCGAAGGCGGAGTCGACGACCCCCGAGGAAGCACAGGCGCTCCTCGAGGCCGCGTCCAAGCTGATGATCAAGTACTCGATCGATCAGGCCGTCATCGACGAGCGTCGCGCCAAGGAGGGCAAGGCAGGCGAGAAGATCGTCGAGAAGCGCCTCGACTTCACCGGTGCCTACCGGGGCGAGATGCTCAACCTCTGCTCCAGCGTCGTCTGGGGCCTCGGCACCCTCCGCGCCATGCAGTACACCGGAGGCAAGGGCAAGGTCTTCAGCTTCTACCTCGTCGGCTTCGAGTCGGACGTCGAGCAGGCTGAGATTCTCATCCGCTCCCTCCAGCTCCAGGCGATGGTCGCCGTGCGGAACTGGTGGAAGGAGCACAAGGAGGGCCTCAGCTACCTGTCCAACTACGACCAGGAGAAGAAGCGTCGCAGCTTCGTCCACGGCTTCGGCACGGGTGCAGGCTCGCGTATCGCCGAGGGCCGCAAGCAGGCCGTCGCTGAGGCCACCACGGGCACCGACCTCGTCCTGGTCAGCCGTAAGGCCAAGGTCGACGAGCACATGGAGGGAATCGCGACCCGCAAGGGCCGGAGCCGTAACGCGACCGGTCAGGACGCTGCTGCGGGCCACGGCTACCGCGCTGGTCGGGAGGCCAACACGGGCGAGCGGTCGATGACCCAGGGTCGCGGGATCGAGGCCTGACATGGGCACGTACATCATCGCCCGCACGGGTCGCGGCCGTCCCACCCTCCAGCACGCTCTGGCAGACGACGGGCTTCACACGGTATGTGGCCTAGACGTGAGCCTCTGGAGCCGCGCCTACCAGAGCAAGCCGATCACTGAGATCGTCTGCCGGAAGTGCGCCAAGCGTCTGACAGGGTCGGCGTGAACGAGGTCTGGAGGGAGCTGACTGCACAGGAGGCCAGCTCTCTCTGGACCTTCGGCCGAGCCACACCCATGGACGGGGACCGGCTGGCCGTGTACCTGTACTACGAGCGCCTGTACGCGGGCTGGCTTGCGCAATTCTCGAAGGTGAGCTAAAATCTAGTTATGAACAACAACGACACCTTCGAGTCCCTGCTCCTCCGCATGAGCGAGCTGACCTGGATGCCCCTCGACGCTCGCGAGAAGTTCGACGAGATGCTGCGGGTGAACTTCGACGGAAACATCAACGACTAGGGCTTGCGGAAAGCTCGAGGGTGAGGTAAAATCTAGTTATGGACAACATCACGAACCGTACCTGGCCCGCATCTGAGCTCGCCGAGTTCCAGGCGCACAACGCAAGCGGCGACTCCTGCCCCACCGAGGAGGAGGTCCGCAAGTACCTCATGGAAGGCAACGGGTGGACCGAGGAGGAGTGGCACCAGTTCAGCGGGTACTACTTCCGGGCCATCGACCCCGTGGCGGGCACCACCAGCCTCACCCGCGACCAGTGGACCTTCCTGGCCAGCGGGTTCTAGCCCGCAACACGGCTCGAGGTTTGGGTTTGCGCTCAAGCCTCGAGCCGTGCTAAAATCTAACTACCAACACACAACACCCTGAGGAGGGTAACATGGCTAAGACGGTTCTTCTCGGAGTCAACGACAACGAGGGCTACGCACCGGACCAGATCCGCACCGAGGTCACGCTGGCTGACCTGCTCGCAGCGGTCCAGGACGCCATCACCGAGCACGGCGAGGACGCCAAGGTGGTCGTCTCCAACGGCCAGCGCTACGGGGCAGGCTTCGGCTCGCTGGAAGCCATGCCTGGTGGCGAAGTCATCATCTCCGACGCAGCGCCCGACCAGTGCCCCGAGTGCGGCCGCGACATCGACGAGGCCGTGTACGGCCAGTGCGATTACTGCGGGCACGAGCTCTAGACCACACGGGGGAGGCCTACGGGTCTCCCCCTCCACCCCATCAGCACGGCCACACCACAAGGAGCAGGACATGAACAAGCAGCGTCGCAAGGACATCGAGGCCATCGTCAACAAGCTGGCCGACCTGGAGGCCCTGAAGACCGAGATCCAGGAGGCCATCGAGCAGGTCCGGGACGAGGAGCAGGAGTACTACGACAACATGCCCGAGGGTCTGCAGCAGTCGGACCGGGGGTACGCGGCTGAGGAGGCCGCGAGCCAGCTCGACGAGGCCGCGAGCATGCTGGACGATCTCGACATCGACAGCCTGCGGGGCAACCTGGAAACCGCTGCGGAATAGTTGAGGAAAGGGCTTGCGCCTAACCTCGATGCCGTGCTAAAATCTAACTACCAACACACCAGCAGGAGGTAGCAAGATGGACGAGAAGTACAGTATCAGCTTCACCGAGGCCCTCGCAGCCCAGATGATCCTCAACGACCGCATCGATGAGGGGAACGCCATCGTCTGCCTGCGTCACGCACAGGCCGTGCTTCGCGAGGAGTACGACTTCAGCCGCAACGACCTGAACGCCCAGCGGAGCATCGACGAGATCGACGACGTGCTCATCATGATCAGCGCCAACGGTCGCCGCGACATCTTCTTCGAGTGAGCCGCACGGGGGAGGGGATCTCCGGATTCCTTCCCCCAGGGCTTGCGCTCTAGATCGATCTGAGGTAAAATCTAGTTATGGAACTCAACCGTCACAACCTGCCCATCCCGACCTTCGGCCCTCTCGTCCCCTGGGGCGAGCCGGAGATGGAGCCCTTCACGACGCCCGCCTGGGTCGAGATCGAGGGTCGCCGCTTCACCTGGGACCCCGAGACCGGATGCTACCCCGGCCTCTACATCGAGCCTGGCCTGAACGACATGGCCCAGAGCCTGACGGCTGACTCCTACTACGAGATCGAGGAGGACACCGACCTCTAGACTCCTCCAGCCGGGAGGCCCTGCCCCTAGCGCGGGTAGGGCTTCCCTCACGGTTGCTCAAGAAGAATCTATGCGCTAAACTTACACCTAGGCCGGTGCCCCGGCCGACAATCGTCCAAGGAGGACACATGCTGCGTTTCACTTCCGACGACGTGGTGCTGGCTCTGTCCAGTGCCCCGATCGATCCCCGTACAGGCAACCGAGTGCTGTACTCGGTCAGCTGGATCGCCACCAACGACTCGATGATGGGTAAGGTGAACGACGACTGGGTCCGCCGCGAGCTGGACTGGTTCGCCTCTGGCTCGAACCTGCTGGCCGACATGGAGGGTCCTGTCCCGCAGGCGTTCCAGGCTTGCGCAGGCTGGGACGGTGCTGTCAACTCGGCATACGGCCACATCCTGTTCGGGCGCGGCGAGGAGCTTCCCCCGCAGCCCACGCTCGCCGACCGCATCGTGAACGCCTTCATCCAGGAGGGCAAGGAGACCCGTCACGCGGTCGCCATCATCTCGGACCGGGACATCCACACCCTGGCCCACAAGAACGGTCGCAAGGACTTCATCTGCACGAACGCGCTGAACGTCTACATCGACCACCAGGACCGCCTGCACATCGTCGCCCAGATGCGCAGCATGGATGCCGTCTGGGGCTACCGCGCCGACTACAGCATGTGGAACTGGTTGATGGACTGGCTCCTCGGCTCGCTCGAGACCATTTACCCCGAGCTGGAGCGCGGCGACATCACCTTCCAGGTCGGCAACCTGCACGTCTACCCTCGTCACCATGAGCTGCTCGAGAAGACGGCACACGAGATCGACGACAAGCTCGAGCGCCTCGCCCGTCGGCAGTGGATGGACCAGACCATCGCCCGCGAGAAGGCACAGGAGCAGCAGTCGTGAACCCGCTCGAGGCCTCCGACCCGTGGGAGTGGCTCTGGGTCATGATGCTCTGGGCGTTCTGGATCATGGCCCTGGCAGGCGCGCTGATCCTCCTGTTCGCCGTGGCTGTCGGCTTCTGGCGGGCCATCCGTGGCATCCTGCCCCAGACCTCGGGCCTCCGCAGAGCACAGGTCCAGGACTCGGCCAGCGCGGTCGCTGAGTCGCTGTACGGCTCTCAGTTCAGCGGCTCTGGGATGGCGTTCATGGCCGGTGCCGACTACGTGATCCGGGCCATCGAGCGGAAGCCCTACGCAGGCCGCAAGCGCAAGACGCAGCAGCCGACCAAGCTGATCTGACCACCCTGGGGGAGCTGGCTGACGACGTCAGCTCCCCCTCTCTATGCCTTCGAAGGGCCACACCATGCGCATTCACCTCAACGGCGGACCGATGCACGACCGCATCATGGAGATCCCCGACGACTGGAAGTGCGTCACCATCCGGGTGCCTCTCGTGTGGCCCGAGAAGATCGACGACATCATCAACCAAAACTACGAGGAAGTCCCCGTACGCGAGGGGCACTACTCGGCAACTACCTACCGAGGCGAATTCGAGTGGGACGGCTGGAGGCCGCACAGTGAATAAACACATCACCTACCTGAAGTCGGCGAAGGCCTCCTGGCTCTACCCGATCTACATCCCGAGCTACCAGAGGGCAGGCACAGCACCGCTCCTCGAGATGCTCAAGAACGCGTCCGTCTCGGTCAAGCGACGGGTCCACATCGTGGTCCGCGACACCGAGGTCGAGACCTACAAGCAGGAGTACCCGTGGGCGACCATCGTGCGGCAGCAGGCACCCTACGGCATCGGTCCGGCGCGGGCTGTCTGCCTGCGGGATGCTGAGCGTCGCCACTACGAGCGCATCGTGATGCTCGACGACGATGTCTGGCACGTGTCCCTCCTGGAGCGTATCGCCCGGCCTGGCAAGACCGACCACACCCGTCGGCACAGCGCGAACGTCTCAGGCATCCCCGAGCCGATGCTCCTGGTGCGCAGCCTGGCCGTCGCCTGCCTCATCGCCAGCAGGGTCTTCAAGCACAGCCCGACCGTAGCCTACGGGGCAGCACGCAACGCGCTCTTCAGTGGCGACGTGAACCCGGCCATCGGTGCCACCATCAACAAGGGGAGCTTCCCAGCCTGCGTCATGTTCATCGACGTGGAGCGGTTCAAGTGGCGCACCTGTCACAAGGACTACCGGAACCACGGCGAGGACCTCAGCATGTGCCTCGACACCATGGACCGGGGCTGGGACTGGTTCACGCTTCCTGGTGTGGCCTACGACCAGAATGGCTCGATCGAGACCACCATCCCTCTCGACCCTCAGGACGAGGTCGCACGAACCCCGGACCTGGAGAACGCAGCATACGCGTACCCGAAGATGTACCCGTATCTCAAGGCCTCCGTCAGGAACAAGCTTGGCGGAATCATGAGGATTGGGGTAAACTGGCCGAAGTGGTACAGAGACACCCAGTCCGAACCCATCGACGTCCTCCTCGACGTCCTCATCTAAGGAGCAAGCCCCATGTTCATCGTTTTCGAAGGTCCTGACGAGGTCGGCAAGACGACGCTCTCGACCGAGTTGTCGCACAACCACTCCCCGATCTACAACGCGACCAAGGAGAACTACGCAGCAGCGGTCGCCGAGTACGCCAACGAGCCGGACCTCGTCCAGACGTTCGACCGCATCGACTGGCTGACGCACATGATGTACCGGCTGGCCATGCCGGACAAGGAGTGGAACGACGAGCGCATCCGCACGGTGTTCGCCATGCCGGAAGCGCATCTGGTCCTGTCGGTGCACCAGCCCGACCTCGTCCCCGAGGCGGAGGGCGAGAACTACACCGAGCTGCACTCCACCAAGGTCAACCAGTCGTACTACCACTTCCTCGACATCCTCGCAGGGCTGAACAAGGTGTGGGACTACACGCTCTGGAAGTCGGTGACCGCGTTCGAGGTCACTCGCGACGCCGAGACCGGCGAGTTCCACCGTCAGCTCCGCGTCTTCGATGCACCCGGCTTCCCGTGGGGCAGCCAGTACGAGAAGCTCGTCAACGACGGCCCCAGCCTGCTGGAGCTGCTCCGGTATGCCGACTCCAAGATCGGATAGCTTCGAGGCCGCTGGGCATCGTCACACAAGCCACCTGTTCATGGTCGGCGTGTTGATTGCTAAGGCGACCGACAAGCTCCTGCCCGCAGGCGAGCGACGCGAGGCTTCGGCTGAGCTCACCCGCCTGCGGGACCAGGGCCTCATCATCCAGAAGTTCGGAAAGGAGGAGCCAGTGGCCAAGAAGACCAGGGCTCATGCCACACCAGACGCCACGACGTTCACCGGTCAGGGCATCATCTTCGCGGTGATCGACAACCGTGAGGAGCTGTCCGAGAGGGCTACCACGATCGACGTGATCGCGGACGCCATCGAGGCAGCACTCGACGCAGGCCACGAGGACAGCGAGAGCATCGCGCGCTACCTCACGACCAGTGCCTTCCAGCACATCCCCGACAAGCGGGTGCGGTTCAACTCCGTGCTCAAGGCCGGGGATGTGGTCGGTGCGTACATGCTCCGGAAGCTGTACAACACCTACAACGAGCTGGCCAAGATGGCCGAGGATGAAGAGGACACGCAGGCCAAGAAGGTCGCAGCGGCCGAGGCACGTGGCTTCGCTGAGGCCCTCACCATCGTCCTCAGCCCGTTCTCCAGCGAGGACCCCAAGGACCCCCGTCTCATCAGCTGGGACGAGGTCGACCGCATGACAGACAACTTCGAGAAAGAGCAGCGCCTCGTCCGGCGCGAACGAAAGGGAGTACCCCAGTGAACACCGTCACCTACCCGACCCGTCACCCGTCCGTGGAGGCACTGCACCTGTCCGTCCTGAACGCCAAGGAGGTCGCCGCCTGGTGTGGCGGTCGCGTGATCGACAGCGCCTCCGACGGTGCCTGGGTCTTGTTCACCGACCTCGATGGCCGGTCGCAGACCGCAGTGCCCCGCGACTACATCGTCAAGCTCGGACCCGGCAAGTTCGGTCGGTACACCGAGGAGGAGTTCGAGCACGAGTTCGACCTCTTCGCCGGGACCATCGGTGGCGACTACCTGCTCGTCCGCAGGCCGACCACTGACTTCCGCGTGGAGCTGGGTGACCAGGTCTTCACGGCGGAGCAGTGGGCCATCATCCAGGCGTATGCGGAGGGCCACACCAGAGCCGCTCTGATGGAGGACGAGGGGCACCGTGCGCAGCGGCAGAACGCGGCCTTCCACAAGGTGATGGGCATCGAGACGGCTACGTCGCCCCGTGCCATCCCTGCCGAGGACGTGCCTGTGGTCATCGAGCTCATCCGTGAGGAGTTCATCGACGAGCTGATCCCGGCCCTGGGTGCCCACGTCACGTTCACCCCCGACGGCAAGTTCGACGACATCGCCGTGATGGGAGCGCCGGACGTGGTCGAGATCTACGACGCGCTCATCGACATCCTGTACGTGACCTACGGTGCTCTCAACCGCGCGGGCATGCAGGCCGAACCCGGCTACGACGAGGTCCAGGGCAGCAACATGTCCAAGCTCGGTCGGGATGGCCTGCCCATCATCGCTGGCCCGAACGACCCGGACGGTGTCTTCGAGGGTCGCGTGAAGAAGGGTCCGGACTACTACAAGCCGAACCTCCGCTTCGTCCTGTCGGAGCAGGGCTGGGTCGACCCGGAGCTGGAAGAGCGGGTCGCCTGATGAGCCTGGGGAGCAGACGCTTCTGGGACATCCCGGTTGAGAAGCTTCAGCTGAAGGGCCACACCCTGGACCTGGACCCGCAGGAGCTGACCTTCAGCCCGGCGAACGGCATCATCGATAGCCTCGTCGAGAAGCTGAACGCCGAGATGGCCCGCCTCCAGCGCCTGCTCCCCGAGCCTCCCCCTGGGTACTACTGGTCCTTCGAGGAGCAGCGCTCAGAGGACCTCTCCAACAACGTCATCCACTTCCGTGTGGTGGCAACCCTCAAGGAGTTCTAATGGCAACCATGGACATCGACAAGGAGTTCGCAGCAGTGGACTTCAAGATCAAGATGCTCATCCGCAAGCGTGCCCTCGAGGCCGAAGCCCGCATCTACGGGGTGACCCCGCTGGCCTACGCTGAGATGCTGGACCAGCAGGCCAAGGAGGAGCGCCTGCGACAGCGGCAAGCTCAGGTCGAAGCGACAGCAGAGGCCGCGCGTAACGTGGGCAGGGCATACGGGGAGATGGCCCGTGCCCTGTCAGACGCGGCGAACAACATCGCCCAGGGCTTCAGAGAGGCATTCGGACGGTGACCAAGCTTCAGCTCAGAGAGTCCCAGAGGGTCGCCCTGGAGCGTCTTACCGAACCCGGTAGGCACTTCGCGGCCCTCTGGGCTGAGCCGCGTTCAGGGAAGACAGCAGTCGCCCTCTCGTGGATTGCACACGTCCGCCCTCGTGTGGCCGTGGTGGTCGGTCCGAAGATCGCCGAGGCGACGTGGCGGACCGAGGCGGCGAAGTGGCTCGACATCCCGTACAGCTACCACTCCCTCACTGACGGTGCCAAGTACCCGGTCACCGGCATGTTCCGCAGCACCGCCATCCTCTTCGTGAACTACGATCAGTTCACCAAGCGGCCCTTCGCCAAGCTCAAGCCCTTCCTCAAGCAGATGTCTCAGCACTGCAAGGGGCAGGGCATGATGCTTCTCGACGAGAGCCACATCATCAAGACGCCGAACGGGGTCATCGGCAAGAACATCCGGCCGCTGGCAGCAGACTGGCACTACCGGCTCCTGATGACCGGGACGCCTGTCACGAACCCCAGCCAGATCGACGCAGTGTACGGTCAGTGGACGTTCGTCGACCCCAGCATCCGGGCACACTGGCCAGGGGCACGAGACTTCCGGGAGCACTTCGGCGAGTGGACCACGGTCAAGGGCTTCCCCGAGCTGATCCGGCCCATCCGGCAGGCCGAGCTGAACGCCTACCTCCAGCCGAACGTCATCACGATGGTCGGGCCGGGAGACCCTGTCCCCGTGCGGAAGGTCAACTACCCTGTCACCGACGAGGTCGCAGCGCAGCTCAAGGAGATCCTCAAGGAAGGCGTGCTCGAGGTAGACGACTACACGGTCGCGGCACTGAACCCGCTGACCCGGCTCCTGCGTATGCGCACCCTGGTCGCTGGGTGGGTCAAGGACGACGCAGGGCAGAGCCACACCATACCCGCAGCAGCACGCAGGCGTCTCGCAGCCCTGGGGACCGTTCTGGGCCGTTGCGACGGCAAGGTCATCATCGCGGCAACCCACACGTGGGAGATCAAGCTCGTCCGCCGCTGGCTGAGGCGCAAGCGCATCGGCCACCAGATCATCCAGGGGTCCGTGCAGGATCGAGACAGAGTGATCAGGGACTTCCAGTACGACCCCGACTGCAAGGTGCTCCTCGTCCAGCCCAGGACCGTTGCGATGGCCGTGGACATCTCGGTGGCCAACGACCTCATCTGGTACACCAGCGACTTCAACTACATCACGTTCAAGCAGGCCAGTGACCGCATCAAGCTGTCGCCTGCCAGCCCGACCGTGTGGTTCCTGTGTGGCAAGGGAACCGTCGACGAGGACGTATGGCAGACCCTCATGGTGAACCATGATCACCTCGCCGACGTAGTCAAGCGCATCAAGCAGAAGCCTCACAAGCCCTACCGGGGCTAAGGATCTAAAAATTCTTGGGGAAATTTTCACCCAGGACTTGCGCTCTGTGCAGGCGTCAGGCATAGTAGTACATGTCAGCAGCAACAACCTCCTCAACAACTTCGTAACCTACCAGGATACACGCAAACTGAGGTTCAGTTCAAACACTGACATCCACCATCCGGCCACTAACAAGGAGAGCATCATGGCCACCACGAAGAGCACCAAGGCAGCCGTCCTCGAGGACGAGGTCGTCGAGACCGAAGAGACCTCGGAGCCGACGCTCAAGCAGATCGTCAACGAGGGCATCGTCAAGGTCATCGAGTCGACCGGCATCGACGTCCAGAAGAACCGCTACAAGGCGATGCGTGCCATCGCGTGGCAGGCGTTCGTCGAGGCCATCGAGGGCGACGACTTCGACGGTCTGGTCGACCGAGCCATCGCGAACGTCGACGAGCTCCCCACCGGCTGGGAGATCGAGAAGCCCGCCCACGAGGAGCCGAAGCCGGTCGCCAAGGCCGCTCCCGCCAAGAAGGCTCCGGCCGCGAAGGCGGCACCGGCCAAGACCACGGCAGCGCGCAAGCCCACAGCGGCGAAGGCTCCCGCAGCCTCGGCTCGCAAGCGTCCCACGCGCTGACCCCGACGAACCCCCGGTCACCTAACCCGAACAGGTGACCGGGGGTTCCCCATCCTCGAGGGATCCATCGAGGGGTAGGATGCGGCCTCACCCGGCCGGAAGCAAGCGACGGTGTGTTGGAAGCTTGCTCGGGGTTCGATTCCCCGGCATCCGCGTTAGTTCCACAACTGAAGTTCCACATCACCTGCAGGAGTCCCACTTGCAAATCATGATCAGCGACGACTGGGCTGAGGTCCAGGAGTACCTCGACCAGACCGACGACATCGTCTACTTCGACATCGAGACCACCAGCCTCTTCTACGACAAGGGGCAGCTTCTCTGCATCGCCTTCGCCCCTCTGGACCGCAAGGACATCCTCGTCTGGTGGCCTCGCAGGCAGTCTGAGATCCGCAAGCTCCGCATCCGCAAGGGTGCTGCACACAACTCCCCGTTCGACGCAACGTGGCTCGAGCGGGACGGTGCGCGGGTGCGTATGGTCTGGGACACGATGTTCATGGCCCATCTCATCGACGAGAACCGCACCATCGGCCTGGACGACCTCGGGCATCGCCTGCTGAACTACGGCAAGCAGGAGATCGACGTCACTGTCTTCGGCGACTGGTTCGGCAAGCGCTGGGAGGACCGGGTGAACATCCCCCGCTCCCAGTGGAAGGTACGCAAGCTGGAGGTCTCTCGGTATGTGGCCACGGACGTAGCCATCGGTCGAGACCTGCTCAAGTGGCAGAAGGCGCACATCCGGAAGAACCTCCGGCCGGGGGAGAACCCCGTGTACGTCATGCAGCAGATCATGCTCCCCGCTGTCAAGCCTCTCAAGATGATGGAGGCGAACCAGATGCCCGTGCGTCTGGGGATGGTCACGAAGACCAAGCAGCGGGTCCAGGAAGAGATCGCAGCCATCGAGGCTCAGCTCGACCGCAGTGTCCCCGACAAGGAGCGCTGGCCTGACTTCCTGAAGAAGTCGAAGGTCAACTGGGGCAACACGAACTGGACCAAGTGGTGGCTCTACGTCTATCAGGGAGCCAAGTGCCCTGCCGTCGGCAAGCCGACCAAGACGTGGCCCGACGGGGCACCCAGCCTGAGCGCTGAGAACCTCGGCAAGATCGACCACCCTGCCGCGCGCCTGCTGATCAAGCGCTCGACCCTGTACAAGCAGCTGACCGGCTTCCTGGTGCCCATCGAGGAGCGTACCGTCAACGGTCGCATCAGCACCAGCTTCAACCTCACGGGCACGGTCACCGGTCGTCTCAGCAGCAGCAGCCCCGGCAAGGAACAGCCGGGTCTCAACTCGCAGCAGATCCCTCGCGACAAGGCCACACGTAACCTCTTCGGGGAGCGCGGACGTGCCTGGATTGAGGTCGACTTCGGTCAGCTGGAGCTTCGGGTAGCAGCGGTGATGTCTGGCGACAAGACCATGCTCAGCCTCTTCGAGCGGGACGAGGACATCCACACCTTCATGGCGCTGAAGCTCGTCAAGGACAAGCACAGCCTGACCAAGGAGGACCGCTCGCTGGCCAAGGGAGTCAACTTCGGCTTCATCTACGGCATGCGGGAGAAGCACTTCGCGGACTACGTGTACGAGAACTATGGGGTCACCATCAACCCGAAGGACGCAGGCAAGTTCCGCGCTGAGTTCTTCGAGACGTTCAGCTACCTCGAGGACTGGTACCGGAAGCAGCGCCGAGAGGCGATCGAGTACGGCGGAGTGCACAACGAGTTCGGTCGGTTCCGGCACTTGCCGAAGGTGTACGACGGGGACTTCTGGATCCAGGAGAACGCCTTCCGGCAGGCCATCAACAGCCCCGTGCAGAGCACAGGATCGGACTTCATGCTGTTGTCCCTTGCCAAGCTCGCTCGCGATCCCAAGATGTCCCTCTGGGACGCTCAGCTCATCACCACGGTGCACGACTCCGTGTGCCTGACCGCACCCTACAAGAACGCTCGGAAGGTCGGGCGTCTTGTCAAGCAGACTCTGGAGAATGCAGATGCCAACCTCAAGCGCAAGTTCTTCCTCAAGGCGGACGTCACGATCAGCAGGTGCTGGGGAGGCGAAGCCCTTGCCGAGTTCTAAGCGCGGAGCCACACGTCTGCCGAGCACTGGTCTCAAGCCCGACAGCCCGCTGCGGAAGAACCGGGGCAAGTGGCCCACGACCGACGACGGCAAGCTCGTCATTACGCAGTCGATGGTCAGCGGGTTCGTAGAGTGCCCTCGTGAGGTGTACTACTCCATCGTCCTGGGCCTCCGGCCGCGCCTGGAGAAGAAGCCTCTGACGCGTGGGACCTGGGTGCACAGTCTGCTCGAGGAACGTGCCAACGGTCGTGACTGGCGTGCGAAGCACAAGGAGATCGTCGCCAAGGCAGAGCAGACTCAGTTCGAGGAAGAGGTAGGCACCCTGGATCAGGAGTGCTACCGCATCATGCTCAGCTACGAGCACGTGTACCTCAAGGACAACCTGACGCCCATCGCAGCGGAGATCACCGTCGAGCGGCCCATGTTCGGCGGCAAGGTGCTCTACCGTGGTCGTATCGACCTTATCGTCATCGACGAGAACGGTGACGTCTGGCTCGTCGACCACAAGACCCATGCCCAGATCCCCGACTGGCGGTATCGCGAGCTGGCCTTCCAGCACTACTCGTACCTCTGGGCATGCGAGACGGCCCCGAGCTACAAGGCACTTCGATACAAGGGGAAGCCTCTGCCTCAGCCGAAGGGATTCATCTACGACTACTGCAAGACCGGCTCCATCAGCGTGCCCAGCCTGACCCTGAAGGGCAAGATCAGCAGGGTGCTGAAGCCCACTGGCACGACCCTTCCGGTGTTCAAGGAGTGGCTCAAGGAGCAGGGCATGATGACGGTCATCCGGGGCAAGGAGCTTCTGGCGATCGAGGACGAGGAGGAGCGCGAATACGTCAAGGACTTCCTCATCGCGCTCAAGCAGCGGGACTACACCGACCTCTTCCGCCGTGACAAGATGACGTTTGATGTGGCCCAGCGCCGTAGGCAGCACAAGGCGTTTGTGTCCAGCGCTCGCCGCCTGCTAAACTACACGTGGGACGACCCCGACTGTGTGGAGCGAAACCTTCACGCTTGCTCAGGGTACATGTGCAACTACAAGGACCTCACGGTTGCCGACCTCATCCACGGCACCAGCGAGATCGAGCAGCGCACCCGGTACGTCACCACGCGTGACCCACTGGACTACTACCCGAACCAGAAGAAGGGCAAGAAGAAGTGACCGTCTACACCATCTACTCGCGGCCGAAGGTTGGCAAGACCACCTTCAGCCTCAAGGATGCCCCGAAGGGCAAGACCGCTGTCATCAGCGCCGACCAGGGACTCATCGGCTTCGACCTCACCGGCATCACGGTCGAGGAAGACATGAGCACCAAGAACCTCAACAAGCTCATGAACGGTCCGTTCCTGCGCAGCCACTCCCGCATCATCCTGGACACGGCCACATCCCTGCACGGCACCATGCTCTTCGACATGACGCACGGGGCAGGCGCATCCCAGGCTCAGTACGGCACCGCGAACGCGGCCCTGCTGGCCATCATCCGACAGCTCCGCAACGAGAAGGCGAAGCAGTCGATCATCCTGGCCCAGGAGAAGCTCATCCTCCCGAACGAGGACTGGGCATCCGAGGACGCTGACGAGGACACGGGGGTCATGACCACGGTCGACCTCTCCCCCGGTGCTGCGAGCGGCCTCCTGCAGATGTCTGACGTGATCGGCCGACTGTATGTGGCCCACGTCAACGACAAGCCGGTTCGACGTCTGTGGCTGGGACCCAGCGGCAGCATCGTGTCCGGTGCCCGAAGCAAGGTGTACTCGGGCAACCCTCCATTCCTCAAGCAGCCGACCGTCGGCCGTTTGAACCAGCTTCTCGGCTGGACCCGCTAGTCGAGAAAGAAAGAAGGAAACCATCATGGCAAAGAAGATCCGCCTGGACTTCAGCAAGGTCGAAGAGCGCTCCGGCTGGAACACCAAGCACATCCCCGAGGGCCTCCACGAGATGAAGATCGTGGCGGTCGACGACAAGGAGGCGAACGACGGCACGGACATGCTGACGTACGCGCTCGTGCCGACCGACCCGCGCTACAAGACGCGTCGCTTCCCGTGGTACTGCAAGCAGCAGCCCAACCAGCTCTTCAAGATCCGCGACCTCTTCGTGGCAGCGGGCATCCCCGTGCCGAAGAAGGCGCAGATGATCGACCCCGACCGTCCCATCGGCAAGCTCGTCGCCGTGGAGATCACCGACGCGACCGGCCAGTACGAGGGCCGCTCGGAGATCAACGGCATCTACGAGCTCAGCATCCTCGACGACGGAGGATCCGCGCCGACGGACGACGACGAGGACGACGAGGAGGAGTGGGCCGAGGAAGAGGAGGCCGACGAGGACTACGAAGACGAGGAGGAGGACGAGGAGGAAGTCGACTACTCGACCTACACCCTGCCCCAGCTTCGCAAGGCCGTCAAGGACCTCGGCGAGGACCCCACGGGCCTCAAGAAGCAGGAGCTTCTCGACATCCTCGAGGGCGACGCGGACGAGGACGAGGACGAAGACGACGAGGGTGAGGACGACCTCGGCGACGAAGAACTCGACGAGGACGAAGACGAGTTCGACGACGAGGACGAAGAGGATGAGGAGGACGACGAGGAAGAGGAGGAAGCACCCGCTCCCCGTCGTCGTGCCGCAGCCCCGGCCAAGAAGCCCGCAGCCAAGGCACCGGCTCGCAAGCCTGCCGCAGCACCGGCGAAGCGCGTCGTCAAGCGTCGCTGACACATGGATGAGGCAGACATCGTCCGGAAGATGATGGGGGTCCTCAACTCCATCCCGGGTGTCTACTGCCTCAGAACTCACGGGGGTTCCTTTCAGCAGAAAGGGACCCCCGATGTTCTAGGTAGCGCCCACGGCAGGTTCTTCGCAATCGAGGCGAAGAAGTCTGCCAGGGAGAAGCCCTCGAAGGCACAGCAGTACAACCTGAAGAAGTTCAGGGAAGCCGGAGGGAAGACCTTCACCAGTCATGATCCAAACGTTCGGGAAGTAGTAGAGTGGATAAGCAGTCTCTCGAAGTAGTTACCAAGGTCTGGCGTCACGCAGGCGTGCGCGGTAACGTGTGGATGCCACACATCAGCGACATCGGTGTCAAGGGCCGTGAGCGGTTTCGCGAGGGCAAGTACCTCGACAGTCGACAGCCGTCCCTGCCTGTGCTCACGGAGACGGACGACTGGTACTGGACCCCTGCCGTCAGCAACGGCACCGACCGCAAGATCAAGCGTCGGGAGGGCGACAGCACCTTCCAGCAGTACCCGGCCCAGAAGGTCATCTGGGTGGACTGCGATGAGTCGTTCAACGACAAGCTCCTGATGAGCCTCCGTCCGTCGTACGTGTGGGAGACCAGCCCCGGCCACAAGCAGGCGGTTTGGCTCATGCGGGAACCGCTCCAGCCCAGCGAGTATCACCGCGACGGATTTATGGGGATGTTGGCTCATGCCCTCGGCGGCGACAAGTCTGGGGTGGACATCGGCCAGCTTCTCCGCGTGCCTGGCTCCTGGCACCACAAGCGCAAGCCGTTCCACGGTCGCCTGCTGGCCCAGCCTGGCACCGTGTACACCCGGTCTCAGGTGCTCCGCAGGGTGGCCCAGGGTCTCGGCTTCCCGGCTGGCCTGGCCTCTGAGCTGGCAGCAGACGACCCCTACGGCGACCGCAGCAAGCTCCTGTGGAAGTTCGCTCGTCAGGCCGCTGAGCTGGGTCTGGACCAGGCACTGACCTTCAAGCTGATCAAGGCTACGAAGTGGAACAAGTGGCAGGACGACCCCGACCGGCTCAAGGACGACATCGGCCGTGCCTACGACGCCCAGCCGACGAAGAAGGAGAAGCCGAAGCCTGCCACTAACCCCATCGAGGATGACGAGGTCACGGAGGACAGCGTCGGTGCCTGGGAGATGGCGGAGGTCTCTGACTTCGGACCCATCATCCGCAAGCCGATGCCCTGGCTCGTCAAGGGGATCATCCCCGAGGGAGGGTGCGGACTCCTGGTGGCTCCCCCGAAGGTCGGCAAGACCCGTGTCGCGATGGAGCTGGCCCTCGGTCTCGCGTCCGGCCGCAAGCCTCTCGGCATCAGTGTGGCCAAGCCCCAGCCGGTCGGCTTCTTCAGCCTCGAGGACGGGGAGTACCTGTTCTCCACCCGCCTCAACGACGGCATCAACAAGACCCGTGGTCGCGAGGGCTACCACTGGGACGGTCGCATCGTGGTCGACAAGCAGGGCCACATGACCTGGGAACCGCCGAAGCCTCTCCAGCTTCTGACCCGGTTCGACCCCATCGACCTCAGCGACGGTAACGACAAGCAGCGGCTCTACGAGACCATCGAGAAGTACGGTCTCAAGATCGTCATCCTGGACACCCTCTCCATGTCCATCGGCAAGGCAGAGGTCAGCAGCAGCACCGACATGTACAGCATCCTCAAGGACCTCAAGATCATCGCCAAGGAGACCGGGTGCGCGGTTATGTTCATCCACCACACCCGCAAGCGTGTCTTCGAGAAGGGCGAGAGCATCCAGGAGATGATCCTGGGCAGTACGGCTCTTCACGGCTGGAGCGACTTCATCATGAACCTTGCCCCGCCTGAGGAAGACTCACAGTTGCTCAGGTTGGGTGTACAGACCAAAATGGGTAACGACCTGCACTACCTCAACACCCAGTTGAAGATCATTCGCAGGCCGGAGCCTGAAGAGGTAGAGACATGAACGATGTAGACGAGATCGAGGAGACTCGCGTAGGCGGGTTCTTCCACGGTCTGTTCTGGACCGTTGTCGGGATGATCCTGGCAGCGGTCGCTGTCGTCGGCGTAGGCTGGCTGGTCTGGACTATCATCCAGGGCATCTGGACTCTCTTCCTCATCTTCCTCCAGGGTGCTGGCCCGAGCACGGGCAACTTCCAGGACCCTTCTTACGGCACCTTCATCGAGGAGTAATCATGCGCAAGTTCGTCATCACTACCGTGGCAGTATGCACGCTCGTCTTGGGATGGGCGGTGTTCACTCTGGCGTTCTCCCCCGCAGCAGCCCTCGAGCCTACTCCGGCCACACCTACCCAGGGGGCTCCCATCGTCGAGGAGACGCCGGAACTCCCGGAGTGGGCACAGGGCCAGCTCTGGATCATCTATCCCGAGGGCTTCCAGTGTGTCGGTACCGAAGGGTGCCCGAACAACTACCTGAGCATCGGCGGCGAGGTCGGACCTGTGCTCCCTGAAGGAGTCGAGTATTACGACCCCGAGAAGCACGATTGCTACATCGTCCAGCCTGTCGGCGTGACCTGCTGAAAGAATGTGTTTGCGGAACCTCGAAGGTTCGTGCTAAACTCTTCACATGGCAAACATCACCACCCTCGAGCACGAGGGCTTCTACTACATCCAGGCTGGCGACATCTTCGCGAAGGGTTGCCGTCGCTGTGGTGGCACCGGCCACTACTCCTTCAATGGCTTCGACAGCATCTGCTACCTCTGCGGGAACACCTACGAGGGTCGTATCGGCGACATCTTCGAGAACGAGGCCGCTGCGAAGAAGTGGTGCCACGAGCGAGCCGTCCGCAAGGCACAGGCCGACCGTAAGCGTCAGCGCGAGTACGACGCCAAGGTTGCAGCAGCCGAGGCTCGCCGCGAGGCTCTCAAGGCCGCTGACCCCGAGGTCTTCGAGTTCCTGATGGGCATCGTCATCGAGGACGACACCCAGAAGGACTTCGACACCTACGAGGAGTGGGCGGCTCAGGCTACGCAGGTCCGCCTGGAGCGTGACGGCTTCATCCGCACGATGGCTGAGACGCTCCGCTGGGTCGGCCCCAGCAAGGACTTCACCCCCAACATGATCGCAGCGGTCCGCCGCACGATGGAGAAGCGGGCCACACTCAAGGCGGCGTCGGTTGCTGCTCCTGAGGGCCGCGTGACGGTCACCGGCGAGGTCGTGGGCACCAAGGTCGTCGAGGGCGACTACGGAACGGCCTACAAGATCACAGTCAAGGACGACCGGGGTTTCCGCGTCTACGTCAGCATCCCCAAGCAGCAGGCCGACCAGGCTTACGACGAGTGGTTCGCGGCCCACGAGGACACCTACCGGAGCTTCGGCTACGCGGTCTGGTTCATGGGTGCCGACGAGGTTGCCACCGAGAACGGGGTCAAGGGTCGCCGCATCACGTTCGACGCAGCCCTCGAGCGTAGCCGTGACGACGAGTCCTTCGCCTTCGGCAAGCGTCCCACCAAGGGAGCCTGGCTGTGAGCCGCCCGGTTTGCGCGGTCTGCGGGATGGGAGGCTACTGGGTAGCCTTCTCCCCCAGGCATGGCGAGGACCGCTGTGTCAACCATCTTGAAGATGAGGTTTGCGCTCCCGTCGAAGTTGAGCAATAATCTACTCATGCACATCATCATCGGTTACAGCAAGGGCGAGGCCTTCGTCGTCGGTCATATCGGCACCCAGTACGCGGGAAGCCGTCGGCGCGCTGAGGAGTGGGTCGAGCAGCACCCTCACGGCATCAACGACGAGTTCGACTACGTCGAGATTCAGGTCTCGCACAGCTTGTGATCCCCCGTCACTTCAGCTAAACTTCTAAGTACCAACACACCACTCACCACAAGGAGAGCATCATGGCACGAGCAACCTACCGTCAGGTCAAGGCCGAGAACCTCGAGCACGGCGACCAGATCATCGACCCCGAGGGCAACGAGGCCACGGTCATCCGCCTCCGCCGGGTGGACCACAAGCGCGGTCGCCTGGAGACGGACCTGGGTGTGGCCGTGGTTCAGCTCGACGAGACCTTCCCGGTCAAGCAGTAGCCGCACACAAGGGAGGACCCCCGGCCAATCGGCCAGGGGTCCTCTTCTTGTTGGGGTCAGACCCCGTCGTTGGCGAAGCTGAGACCGATGGTCCAGCTGCCCCACTGGCACGAGTGGATCTCGCCCGCCGAGTTCTTGAGGATCTCGGGGATGCGGGTGCGGAGGCGGAAGTTGCCCAGGTACCACGCACCCGTGAGCTGGATCCACGAGGTCCAGGAACCCCAGTACTTGTACGTCGACGACGTCGAGTACAGGGTTCCGGCCGCGTTGCAGATACCGATCTCGAACTTCGAGCGCCACCACTGCGCACCGCTGGCCAGCGAGATGTCGCGGACCTGGTAGAGGATGTACTCGCCGTAGGCGGAGTTGCGCTGGCGGTCCCAGAGGATCGCCTCGGAGTAACACGAGCCGAAGGGCTGGCCCATGCTCTGCGATGCGCCGACCTGGTTCACGTAACGAGTGACCATTGTGTTTCCTTACTGTTGAGGGTTCTTTGTTGGGTTGGCCCGGAGATTACCGGGGGTCAGATGCCGTCGAGCGTGTCCTGGGAGCGGGTCGTCGGCTTGGTGGCCGGGTCCTCTTCCACGACGATGGCGGCGGAGTTCTTGCTGCCGATGGCCCGTGCTCCGTCGTACAGACCGGAGGCCGAGAGGCCGAGCACCACACCCACGGAGATGGCTCCGAGGATGGTCTGGGTGCCGATGACTCCGCCGCCTGCGAACAGGTCGAAGATGGCGAAGGCCACACCCAGCAGGATCGCCAGCAGCGGGGCGAACGTGCTGCGCAGACCGAGGTCCTTGGCGAGCGTGACGACGGCGATGATGGCCGGGATGGACGCGAGGGTGATCACGGTTTCCATTACTACTTCCTTCTCAGATGGAAGAACCCACGGCCACGGCGAGGGGTGGGCAAGTACCCGAAGCGCTGGAGCGCGTGCTCCGTAGCGTTCATGCGAGCCTCGAGCGCCTCATCTCGAGACTGCATACCCTTCACCGTGGCAATGAGGTCATCCTGGTTATCACTCATGACGTTGACATGAGTGGTGAGACGATCAACAGCGTCCCCGAGGTTCTTGCTCCCGTGGTTCGTGATGATGTCGTTCTGAACCTGCGCGACCCTGGCGTTCGTGGCCTGGGTCTCCTTCTGCACCTTGTTCAGCTTGGCGACCATGATGCCACCGTACACCGTGACGACCGCTACGAACAGCGGCATCAGGCTATCGATGATGGTCTTGACTGCCTCCAGCACGTGAGGCTCCTTTCTGGAGGGGTCGTGCGGGAGTTTCAGCGGTTGAGCTTGTCCCAGGTCGCAGCACCGACGATGCGGTCCACCTTCAGGCCGTTCTTGCGCTGGAAGTCGGCGAGCGCATTGGAGCTCAGCGGACCCCACACGTTGTCGACCTTCAGGTTGTAGCCGTGACGGTTGAGCGCGGCCTGGATGTCCGCGTAGGACAGCTCCCAGTGAGCCTTGCTGCTCGGGCGACCGCTGGCCGGGAAGTAGGCCGCGTCCGTCTTGGGACCCCAGATGCCGTCGGCAGTGAGGCCCTTCGCAGCCTGCGCGACCTTGACCTTGGCCGTGGTGTCGGGACCGTAGACCCCGTCGACCTTGGCACCGACCGTGCGCTGGATGTCCTCCACCGAGCGGTTGACCGTGACCCAGCCGATCGGGCCGGACTGCGAGCCGCCAGGGCGACCGATGAAGGTGTAGTGCACCGGGTCGGACTTGCCGTACCACTGGAAGCCGAACTCGTTGAGCTTGGCGCGGTCGTCGTTGTAGTTGTACACGTCGACCGCGATGCCACCGTCCTTGACGTGGTTCGACGCCTTGGCCGGACGGGCAGGCGGGAACAGGCCGTCCCGGTCACCCCGGTCCCAGGCGTCGATGATCTTCTGCTGGTCGGCCTCAGTGGCACCTGCACGGTTGATGCGGATCACACCGTACTTGTCCTCGAGGTCGTTGATGGCATCGGCGGCATCGGCGCGGAGCCACATACCGGGATGGTTCTTCAGAGGCTTGGTAGCCATGTTGATTCTCCTTCTGTTGGTGTGGCCTGATTACAGGATCGGGATCCTGTTTGCTGGGTCCAGACGGCCACTCTTGATCCGTTCCCAGAACCTTACATCCTCCTGGCCGAGCCGCCAGACTGCCATACCCGCCAGACCCCACTCGCTGTCGGCGAGGTCCCGGCTGTGGGCCATGTACTCCGCGTCGGCGTAGTGGCAGAGAGCCGTGCCCTGAGGGTCGCACAGGTACACGTTCCCGACCCAGCAGTCAATGTCGCGGGGGATGAGCTTGACGTCTCGAGTCGTGCCAGCGGCGATGCCGACACCCTTGAGATGCACGTATGCCCAGTCATTCGAGATGCCCTGGGTGCGGGTGCTGCGCTCTTCCACGTCCGTGTTCACGCGGAAGCGGTTGAGGCCGTCCCACGTGACGTTCGTGCGAGGGATGCGGCCTACGTCGTAGAACATGAACGGGCCGACCTGGATGTCGTATGCCTCGCGAGGGTTGTACCACCAGGCATCACCCCAGCGGACGTGATCGAACCACGCCTGCCCGCTCAGGCTGACCATGCCGCTGCGTCCGGCCACATACGAAGTGTCGTTGTACTCCAGGACGAGCGGGACGTCAACCTCGGTCCGGCTGTAGTAGACCCGTGCGTGCTGACCCCGGACCCGAAGGCCGATGACCGCGCGGCCCTGTCCAGGGTTGTCGCTGAGGCCAGGAGCGGAGACTGCTGCGGTCGCCAGGGTCGTGCCATTGCGGCTCAGGATGAGCGTGCCCCACTGGTCCACCGTGGCTTCGTAGGAGCCGTGGAAGACGCCTGCGCGACCGCCTGCTGTGGGGAGCTGGAAGCGGCCCTGCATATGGTACTCGCCTCCCCCGTCGATGTTGGTGAGGCTCAGGCGACCTGCTGCACCGACACGGAACTGACCGTAGGTGCGCGGGTTGAGCAGCGGGTCTCCCTGTCGCCAGTGCGACCAGGCCGCTCCTCCTGCCTGATTGTAGTAGATCCCCAGGGTGCCAGCCGTGGCACAGTCGTCGTCCATGATAGTGGCCGACTGCGGGTCTCGCTGCAGAACCTCGAGCGTGATGTTGTGCACGTCGTTGTTGGCCCACTGACCGTTGGAGTCGATCACCTGGATGGGCCGGACAGTGTGCGTGACGTGCTGCGTGCCGACCGTCTGGTCAGCCATGCCGCCTACCGGGTCTGCTGCGGCCTTGCCGTATCGGGTGAAGTACGACTTGCCGTTGAACTCACTGAGCTCCATGCCGCTGTTGCCGGTCCGCTGGATCGCCGTAGCCCACCAGTAGCACCCAATCAGGGTGAAGGGGGAATTGGTCTCCTTGTCGCGAAAGACGAGCCAGCTGGCCCGAGTCTGGTCCCAGGCTACCGGGTCGTCGTCGCCAGGCATGGGTCCCCAGACCCCCGTGGTCATGTACCAGAACCAGTAGTACGCGCCGGAGTTGCCTCGGTACGGCCAGCTCGGCCAGCCCGGAAGCTCGTTGGTCGGAACGTGGATGCTCCAGTTCTGCCCGTAGGCAGGGACGCCCATCAGAACCTTGTTCCCGGGGATCTGGCTGACGGTCCAGTCGTACACCTGCTGGATCCAGAAGCGAGGAGCCAGAGGGCCGGGTGCCGATCCCGACCAGGCGAAGTCGTAGGTCATGATGGCCACACGGTCGAAGTAGGCACCGAACAGCGCGTAGTCGAGCCAGTTCTCCCCACCGATGCTGAAGTTGCCCTCGGTTGCTGCGGGCAGAGCCGCGCTGACGAGCTTGCCGTGCGTGCGAGCGTGGTCCCCGAGCACCTTGTATCCGGCATACGCTTCGGCCACGGTCATGTTGCTGCCGAAGCCCTCAGCGTCGAGGTCGATGCCCACTATCCACGGGTAGGTCGTGTAGATGGCGTTCATCTGGGACAGGATGCTGGCCCGGAACACTGCGTCGGTGCTGAGCTGTTTCCAGGCCGTGCTCGAGAAGCACTGGATGGTCAGCCACCACTGGATGTTCGGCCACTTGGCTCGGACTGCCTCGACCGTGTTCTGGATGTTGAGGTTGGTCAGCCCTGTGGTCTTCAGCTCGTAGGCCACCAGCAGCACGTCGTCGATGGCGTCCCCGTACTTGTCGAGGACACCTTCGGTGCGGACGGTCTGGTTGCTGTGCCAGAGCACCACGCGGTGACCCATCAGACGCTCCAGACCAGGCTGTTGAGGATGATGTACGAGGCACCTGCGACGGCCGGGATCGAGTAGAAGTTGAGCTCGCCCGTGCTGCCATTGATGCGGAACTGAATGGGGACGATGGCCGTGCTCGTGAAGATGGCACCGACTCCCATGCGGTGCTTCCCGTCGGTGGGACGGTGAGCTGCGGTGACGGTACCCAGCGTGTAGTACGTGCCTGCGGAGAAGCTGGCCGGACAGGTGATGACACCCGGCTCGAGGGTCACGACGTTGCCGTTCTTGATGGTCTGGGTGACCACGTAGGACGCGTTCGAGGCGTAACCTGATCCCAGCGTGATGGCGACCTTGGACGGGGCAGGCGGAGTGAACCCATCGATGAGGCCCTTGAGGTACGTGTCGTTCGCGTACAGTGTGGCCAGGGCATCAGCGAGGTCACTGAAGGTGTTCGGTCCGTAGACCGGTGCATCCGGTTCGACGAGAGGCATTACCATGCTCCATGTTCTGCGAGTACGTCACTCCACGTGTCGTGGAATGCCCACACCCGGTTCCATCCCTGCGGGTGTGCTGCGGTCACGCTACCGAGGTCGGTACGTGTCGGGTCGCCAGGAGCGACGCTGATGCCCTTGACCCCCACGATAGCCGACATGAGGCCGGTGGTGACCAGGTCCAGTCGCTGGTCCTGTCTGGCGGTCAGGTGAGGCGTGATGCCTGCCCCTGCCGTCGTGCTGTACTCCGTACCGTCGAAGCTCGTCTTTGAGCTGACTTCACCGAAGTACAGTTGACCCCAGTTTACTACCTGCGGACCCACGGGGTAAAATTCGCCCCTGTACGGGCTGGCAATGTCCTCGTCGCTAGTGATGCAGGTGTCGTAGTCCGACTGGATCATGCCGTTGACGAAGCGCCACGTAGGAGCCTGCACCAGCCCCAGGTCGGCGACCATCGGCGACCAGGAGAACAGGCTGGAGCCGGGGTTCAGCTGGATGTCGGTGACCTTGGCGTCGGAGGCTGTCTTGATCTTCACGGCCACACCAAGCACCTTCTTGGAGGGCTTCAGCTGGCCGAAGGTGCGCAGGAAGCTCATGACACGACCCCCGTGGTCCAAGGCATCTCGCTGATCGCAGGCACCCAGCCGGTCGCCGTCGTGCCAGGCTGAAGCAGCAGGTCGGTGACCTCCACGGGGGAGTCGGCCGTGGTCACCTTCACGTGGATGGTGAGGGTCTGCTTGTAGGCGGCAGGGTTGGCGATCTGGACTCGGCGAATCATCACAGCTCCAGGGTCATGGTCTCAGTGGTGCCGTCGGTGTACTGGAAGGTAACCTCGATCTGCACCGCTGCGTCAGTGTCCGCGTCGATCTGGGCGGAGAAGACGAAGCTGTCTCGGTTGTCACTGGTGACCGTCTGGGACAGCTCTCCCCCGCTGGCACCGAAGGCGAAGCTGTACCGACCGGTTGCTCCGCCCTCCACGACACTGACTCCTGCGCCTGCCCAGTGAGCCATGCCGTTGTCCCCACGGCTGTTCAGCAGCAGGTTGAACGGGTAGATGTCGCGGGTGTCAATGGTCTGACCCGTGGTCAGGGCACCGGGGTCGTTGCTGTCGTCGCTCGAGGCCAGGCTGCGAAGCTTGTTCGCCAGGGTGATCGTGCTGTTGCGGATGTCAACGTAGTCGATCTCGAGCTGCACTACGCGGTTCTGCACCGACTGAGCGTAGTCCTCGTCCATGACGAACACCACGTCGAGAACCTCGAAGCGGTCTACCTCGTCCACCCGGTCCACCAGGCCAGCCACCTTGTACTCGTAGCTGAGGGTCGGCTTGCTGCGCTGCGCGATGAACGCAGTCAGGAATCGCATCATGGCCTGCGGGGTCATGCCCGACTTGAAGTCGTACGTGCTCTCGCGAACCTCGGAGGTCCAGGTGAAGTCCTCGACGTAGTCGACTCCCTCGTTGGCAGGGGCGATGGTCAGGCCATCTGCGTTCCGGCCGTAGATACGGGTCACCAGGCTGGTCGTGTCCTCGCGCTTGGAGGCCGACGTGATGCCCTTGACGTAGTCGAAGTACGTGCCCCGGTCACGGCCACCCTGATCCAGCAGGTGCACGAACTTGTTCACGTCATCGAAGACGAGGTCACCCCCGTAGATCTTGGCGATCTGCTGGAGGGTGCCGAGGACCGTGCCCTTGTCGCTCTCCCAGCCGAGGATGCCGATGGGGTCGACCTGCCCGACGTACCAGTCGGTGCCTGCCAGCACAGTGCTGATGGCGTCGAACGCGCTCATGTTCCAGGTCTGCTGCGGGATCTCCCCAGCGTACAGCAGGTCGTACCAGATGCGCTCGGCGTAGACCTCAGTGACGGCCTTGTTCCGTTCCTTGGTGGTCGTGACTGCGCGTGCCCGGTAGTTGCGGCCCTTGAACCGAATGGGCATCTCGGCCTCAATCAGTGTGGCCTTGGGATCGCCCGAGGACACCGAGAAGGTGAGGGTGCTCTCGTTAGAGCTGTTGTCGAAGGTCTTGCACGTCAGGAGCTTGTCCTGGAAGAGGACCCCTCCCCCGCTGGGGATGGCCAGCAGCGGGTCGAGGGAGAATGGCTCGACCGGGAGGGTGCTGGGCAGGGGAGGGGTCGCCGGGGGAGCCGTGCTGAGCAGGATCTCGTCGATGTAGCTGTCCAGGGCGGACAGGGTTACCTCGTACTGAATCCAGGCCGCGTTCGGCTCGGTCGTGATGTCGGACGCGTTCTTCCACGCCGACCAGGCTGTCAGGTTGCTGCTCGTGCGGTAGCGGACGGTCGCGCCAGACCCGTTGACGCTGAGCTGCGGGATGTCGGTGCCCCAGGCACCCGGCAGGGCACGGCTCTGCAGGACGACAGGGACGCTGGCAGTCGGCCGTACCGAGGCACGGCCTGAGACGGTCGTGCAGTCGGTCCCAGTCGCCTCCAGGGCACCGTTGGCGAGGCGGTTCCGGAGAGCCCACTGGCCAGCGTTGCCGCTGAAGGGAGAGACTACCACGACCTCGTCGAGGATGGCCTGTGCGTAGAACGTGGCAGGGCCGAAGCCAGCCTCGAGGTGAGCGACGCATGCGTTGTTCAGGCTGGCCACACCAGAGGCAGACGCCATCGTGCCGTCCGACAGTTTCACCGCGTAGACGGCCCACGTGCCGAGGGTCACGTCCATGACCGCGCCGATCCAGAACCACTCGTTCGGGGTGATCTGGAAGCCGGTCAGGTAGCTGTTGACGACCTCGGTGCCTGCGTTGTTGTAGAAGCGGTAGTTGACCAGGTCGTTTGGCCCTGCGGAGTGATTCACCGTCAGGTGGAACAGCGGAGCAGCAGCGCCACCACGGGTCGAGACCACGGGGGACCACTGCTCGGTGTTCTTGCCGTTGTACCAGGCACCGACCATGACCGAGCCAGAGGTCGGCCAGAGCGTACCGTCGTTCACCACGTGGATGTACGACTGCTCGCTGATCCCGAGGTTGTTGATGCGGAGGCCAGTGCCCCAGCGGTTCGCCACTGCGACGGCCGACGTGCCCCCGTACTTGATGACCTTGGCGTCACGGTTCTTGCCAGACACGTCGGGGGTCGGGCGGTCGACCGCGCTGCCTACGAAGCTGTCCATGCGGAGCAGGAGCTGGGTGACAGCGTCTGCGTCCCACTCGCCGGTCCAGTCCCCACGACTGGTCGCCCGGTTGTACTCGGCCATTAGATTCTCCTTGACGGGACGGTGCCGACCGCCTGCGTGAACGTTCCCCCGCTGATGCTGACGGGGACGTTGATGGTATCGATGCCCTCCAGGCGTTCGAACGTGATGAACCGGTCTGCGATGTTCCGCACCTTGGCACCGGTCGCCGTGGTCTTGATGTAGAAGTCCATCTCACCGAAGTCGAGCACGAGAGTCTGTGCTGCGGTGAGAGGGCCGGTCACTTGAGTTCCCCCGACGGTAAGGGTCTGCGCGGCAGACAAAACTCCACGGAACTCAACTACAGGGTAGTAGCTGGTGTTCCCCTCTCCAACCAGGGTCATAGCGCCAGCGACTGAGAGAGCCGTGGGGTCGCCAACAGAGACCCCGTAGGGGTTGGGGGTAAGAATGGTGGCCTGGGACGCCAGGCGGCAGACCCCGTCCTGCGCGAACCACACAACGCTGTCTCGTTCCCAGGGCACAGGCTCCGAGAGGACACCCTGCCACACCCAGTCGGCTCCTGCTGCGTTCGGGGTGAAGTCCTGCAGACCGTGGAGGAGCGGGTTCAGCGCTCGGGATACCTCATCTGCCTTGGCCATCACGTCGTCGACGTCGGAGCCAGTCAGCTCGAGGTTGAACACCCATTCCGTCTCGGTCATGCGAGACCGGTAGTAGAGAGCGCCATCCCCTCCCGGGAGAACCTCGAACTGAGATTCCACCGGGAGGGCAGGCCACTCGGTCAGGATGGCCTTGAAGCCGTCGATGTCGGACGTGTCGAAGGTACCGAGCTTGAAGCTCATGCGAGGACTCCCTGCGCTCGCAGCTCACGGGTCATGTCCGTCTTGAGCTGGGTGGAAAGGGTGCGGATGTCACGGTCGTCGCGGACGCTCATCTGGTCCACGGCCACCAGCGGTCCGCTGATGATGATCTGCTGCCCGCCTGCTGCCGCGTTCGGTGTGGCCGTGTAGCTCGACGGAACCGCGTTCGACGTGGTCAGCGTGTGAGCCACCGAGGACTTGATCGAGAGCGGGGTCAGGGTGGCCTCGGTCATGATCTTCTTGTTCATGGCCTCGATGGGGTCCAGAGCCGCATCCTCGTTCTGCTCAACACCCATGCCGATACCAGGCGGGAGCTGGACACCGACCTCCTTGGCCATCCGCCTCGAGGGCGACTTGATGCCGAAGAAGGACTTGATGCCGCCCATCACGTTGTTGACGAACCCGCCGATCTTACCCATCAGCCAGCCTGCCGCGTTGCTGATACCCTGCCAGAGACCCTGGATCAGCTGGAGGCCAACCTTGGCGAGCTGGGGCACAGCACCCAGGATAGCACCGACGATGCCGCCGATGATCTGCGGGATGGCTCCCACGATGGTGCCGATGATCTGCGGAAGGTTCGTGATCAGCGACGTGATGAGCTTGATGCCCGCGTTGATCAGCATCGGGATGTTGTTCAGGATCGCGGAGATCAGCGACGTGATGATCTTGGGGATCGCGCCGACGATGGCCGTGATGATGGCGGGCAGGTTCTGCACCAGGCTCACGATGAGCTTGATACCAGCATCGATCAGGAGCGGAATGGCACCCAGCACCGCGTTGATGATGGCGTCGATCAGCGTGGGCAGGACCCCGACCACCTGTTCGATGATCGTGGGCATGGCCTGGATGATCCCCGTGAAGAGCTGCACCGCTGCGTCCAACAGCATAGGCACACCAGTGATGATGAAGTTCACGATGGCGTTGATGATCTGCGGGAGCATGGCCACAAGCTGAGGGATGGCCGTGAGGATGCCCTGCATCAGACCCTGGAGGAGCTGGATGCCCGCCTCGAGCAGCATCGGGAGCGCCATGACCAGAGCCTGGATCATGGACAGGATGCCGTTGATGATGAGCGGGATCAAGGACGGGAGCGCCTGCGCGATGCCCGATGCCAGCGCGACGATGGCCTGCACGCCTGCGGTGATCAGCTGAGGGCCGATCTCCACCAGGGTCTCGACCAGCTTCAGCAGGCCAGGCACCAGGGCCGTCACGAGGCTCGGGAGAGCCGTGGTGATACCCGTCACCAGGCCACCGACCAGCGCGACGCCTGCGTCCAGGATGGCGGGGATAGCCGAGGCGATAGCACCCACCAGCGACTGCATCATCTCGCCGAGCTTGGGACCGAGCGTGGCGATGTTGGCACCGATGTTCTCGATGACCGGGGTCACGTTGGTGATGACCAGCTCCAGCGAGTCGATGACGTCGCCTGCCAGCTTGGCCACATCAGCATCGGCACTTCCCAGCCCGACGAGCAGGTTGTCGAAGGCACCCTTGAGCATGCCGACCGAGCCACTGATGGTCTCGGTGGCTTCCTTGGCCGTGGTGCCAGCGATGCCCATCTCGTCCTGGACGGTGTGGATCGCGGCGATGATCTGATCGAAGGATACTTCATCGAGGTTCGAGGCAGTCGCGGTGAACGCGTCGCCCATGACCCCGGAGTCGTTGACCAGGCGTGCCATCTCCTCACGGGTACCACCGTACCCGAGCTTGAGGTTGTCGAGCATCGTGAAGTTCTGCTTCGCGAAGCCCTGATAGGCGTTCTGGATGTCTCCAATGTTGGAGCCGAACTTGTTGGCGTTGTCGCTCATGTCGACCATCGCCGTGTTAGCCACGTCAGCGGCCTTAGCCGTGTCGCCGCCGAGTCCCTGGAGGAGCGCTGCGCTGAAGCTCGTCACCTGGGACATGTACTCGTTGCCGCTCAGGCCAGCGGTCTTGTACGCGTCAGCCGCGTACTGCTCCATCTTCCCGGCCGAGTCCTTGAACATGGTCTCGATGCCGCCGATGTTCTGCTCGTACTGAGCATACTGACTGACCACGCCTGCGGTGAGCGCTCCACCCGCTGCGACAGCGGCAGTGGCGAACCCGACCAGGGCCACACCAGCACCCTTGAGTCCGCCACTGACCATGCCGCCCAGCTTGGAGTCGGCCTTGCCAGCTTCGTCACCGACGCCTGCGAGTCCCTTCTGGACATCGCTGGCTCCGTCAAGCGAGAGCTTGATCCGGACGTCGTTATCAGCTGCCATTGTCTTCTCCTTTCGCGCTGGATGTTACTCGGGGGTCGGGAGCCGTTCACCCTGGCCCTGGGAGAGCCAGTAGATCCCCATCCCGGGATCAGGGCCGTGGCCCTTCATGTGAGCATCGAGGGCCGACTTGTTCTGGTTCTTCCACATGTCCTGCCCGTGTGCGATAGCCTGCATCGCGGGGCAGTCCAGGCTCCAGGCCGTGTAGTCTTCGACTGTCTCTTCCCGACCGAGTCTTGAGTTGTGCAAGTGCTGGACGAGGGGTCTCCCGCATCCGGGGCACTTAGTCTCCTTGAGGCTTCGCCACTGTGAGACGACCTCGAGGTCTATCTCTGTCCAGGTGTCGGGCCGGTCCTCGTCAAGGAGGCGAACCGGGGACCGTCCCGACACCAGGGCCATGTCCAGCAGGAGTGCTAGACGCGGCCCGATTTCGTAGGGCGGATCGTGACATCGCCCGACGAGTTCTGCCAGCTCATGAACGCGGTCACGAGCGAGTGGAGCTGAGCTCCGCCGATGACAGCCTGCGGGCCACCCTTGGAGGACACAGCGATGCCAGACGTGATCAGCGGCTCCGGCTCGACCCACGTCTCATCGTGAGTCTCGTCCCAGTCGTCGGGCTTGACGGGGTCCTGCCCGAACAGTCCGATGAACACCTTGGGGAGCACCTTCTCGTACTGCTCCAGCGGGGTGAGGTTGGACTGCTTCATGAGCATCCCCCACTCCGCCAGATCGAGCTTCCGGTACTGCACCCAGACCAGCTTCTCCTCGGGCTTCAGGGCATCTGCCTTGTCCTGGAGCTGCTGGATGTTGTCCGCCAGGAAACCCCCGGCGATGGTGCTCATGGCCTGTGCCTTGAGAACCTCCTGCTTGGCTGCCTCGTACTCGGGCGAGTACTTAGCACCGAGGTCGACCTCGAGGGTCAGAACGTCCTGACGACGCTCCTCGACTGCCTGCATGAGCTCTTCGTAGCTGCTGAATGTCATTTCTGTGTCCTCCTTGGTGTGGCTCGGTTACGCCTTGAGCGCGACCGGCTTGACGGAGCGGGCCAGCACAGTCACGTGTGCCGTGATCGCGACGAACGTGTTGTTCGCCTCCGCGGGATCGATCGAGGTGATGATGACCTTCCAGACCCACACGAACTGACCGACGGTCGGTGCGGTCTCGTGGGCCAGGCCGTCGCGACGCCAGATGTAGACGACGTCGCCGATGTTGAGGCCGTTGATGAGGTCCTCGTCATCCTGGCCAGTGGCCTTGATGAGAAGGTCGTCGACCGAGTGGGTCGTGCTGCCCGGGAGCTGCTCGCTGGCCGGGTCGCAGAGCCAGTCGATCGACTCGGAGTCGGTGCTCGACGTGCCGTTGAAGGTCGTGATCGAGCAGTCGAGACCGATGCCCGCGTTGATCTCCGTGACCGACGGGTCGTTGATGTCGACGACGGCCGGAGCCACACCGACTGCGACGTTGCCCCGGCTGATCTGAGTCGCCGGGTTCCACTGGGTGAGAGGCATGCTTGCCTTCCTTCCTTACTTGGAGTCCGAGGTACCCGGCTTGGGTCCCTGGTTGGCCGGGGTCGCCGGGTTGACGACCTCGGAGATGGGCTCGGGCTTGCGAGGCGCGTAGGTACGCACCGACTCACCCGGCTTGAGGTCACGAACCTTCTCGTGAACCTTCGAGTTGAAGTTGCCCTCGGAGATGGCGTACTGGACACCCGACTCCTTGTGCTTGACGACGATTCCTGCGCTCATGAGAGACCTCCTGTGTTGATCTGAGCGGTTACCTGGGTCTCGTAGTGGCCCTCGACCTGAGCGCCAGAGTATCCCATGGATGTATCGAGGGTGGATCCCCCGACGTACTTGCCCTGGATGGCCAGGATGACCTCCTTGGCGAGATTGAGGCTTGCTGCCACGCTTCCCGCAGCACAGTAGAGGGCAAACTGATTGTCCCAGGCCAGGGCATCCCCGTTGATCGCCACGTCCTCGTGATCGATGATCAGAGGCCGGTTCACCACGTAGGGCACCTTGGCGTTGGAGGGTGCGTAACCCTCGTATGCCGTGAGGCCTGCTGCCTGGATGAGAGCGTTGACTTCGCCCATGCTGACGCCCATCAGATGCCCAGACTATCCGGGTCGAAGCCCATCTCGGAGACCTGTGAGCGGAGGATCTTGGCTGCACGGGTGTGGAAGGGGCGAGCACGGACTCGGGAGGTTCCCAGGGCCACATATGCCGCGTAGTTGACGGTCGGGCCGATGAGGTAGGTGTCCTTGCCTGCGGTCTCGGCCGTGGTGCTGTTGAGCATCGTGCCCGTGTCCACCGCGTGGACGGCCTGGATCTCCTTCTTCATGATTCCGACGCCGACCTGAGCCAGACGGCGGAGTTCGTCGCTGCCGATCGGCTTGCCGGATGCCTTGGCGTAGCGGGAGGCGAGCTGACCCATCGTGATGCTCATCAGAGTCCCTCCTTGCCTTCCTGGTTCACCTTCGTGAAGTCGCTTGCGACCGCCTTACGCAGCACGGCCATCCCGTTCTGGGAAACCTTGTCGATGAGGAGCTTCTTGCCCGCAAGCGACGGCTCAGTCGCTGCCGTGACGACTTCCACGGCCTGTCCGGGGTTGAGCTGGGTGCCGACGGGCACCTTCACCGAGTAGATGTTCTCGACCGTGGACTCGACCGCGTTCTGGAGGGTCGTGGTCTGCACCAGGGCAGGCACGGGGTCTCCGACGGGAGTCGTGGCTCGAGTGACGTTGATACCGACCGTCACCGGGTCAGCCACATCCAGAATCTGCACCGAGTCGATGAGCAGGAGGGCCAGCAGTCGGCTGGACTCAGCTAACGTCTGTGTCGACATCGCCGTAGCCATGTTCGGCTCCTCTCATGTTCGTGCGGCGGACGTGGGGACCTTCGGGGAGCAGGACCTTGTTCAGGACCCCGTTCCCGGTCGCGTTGCAGATGACGCTCTGCGAGCGGTAGTAGGCTGCGAGGGCACGCCAGTCCGGAGCGTCAACCGCGATCGACGTGCCCTCGCTGGAGGTCTGGCGAACCACTGGCTGAGCCATCAGGAACCCGAGCAGCGTGAGAGCCGCGAAGTAGACGTCGTACGTCACCTCGTAACCCTCTTCGCCCGGCCAGATGCCGAAGCTGTCGGGAACCTGTGCGCCATTGAGAGCGGCCTGCTTCTGCGTCTCCGTCAGGAGCGCGTAGCCGGGGAGGTTCTGCAGCAGCGCGTTCAGCTCGTCCATGGTTCAATCCTCCTTGTGTGGCCTGGGGTCAGGCCTCGGTCGGCACGTTGTCGAGGTCGCCCTCGGGTGCCTCCTGGTCGTCGGGACGGCCTTCGCCTTCCGACTCCGAGAACGCGGCCGGGATGGACGCTTCGGGGTTCGGCGTGCCTGCACCCTCGGTGTCGGACTCGGCCTGCTCACCGCAGCCGACGCAATCGCCTTCTGCCATCTTTATCATCTCCTTCTATGACTGAGGGGCAGAGCAGGACCCGCCTACCCTGCCCCTCATGTTCGAGTCACTCGGACTGGTCGTCCGGTGCCTGACCGCTGCCCTGCTCCTGGGCCTCGCCCTGGGACTGGACCTCGGGGGTCTCGACCTCGACGGCTTCCTCCGTGGCCTTGACCACTCGGTGACCGGCGAGCTCGGCTGCCTTGGCCGCACCACGCTCCTCCAGGAGACGCTGTTCGGCTTCGGCTCGGTTGGCTGCGACGGCCTCAGCCGCGCGTGCCTTGGCCTCGCGACGCTGTGCGTCCCACTGGGACTGCGTCAGGCTCACGGGGTCACGTCCGGCGTGATGACGGCGAACGGGTAGTCCGTGACCTCCCCGCCTGCGGTCGAGAAGGCGGTCGAGTAGGCCACACGGAACTTGAACCGCAGCGCGACCATGTCCTTCTCGGCGAGGTTGATGCCGCCGATGGTGGCCTCCGTCAGGAGCTTGACCTGGACATCCTCACGGATGCCGAGCAGCACCTTGGAGCGGTCGCCCGCCAGGAGGACGGCCTCGTCGCGGTCCCACGACCGGTTGCCGACGTACATCAGGTCCTGGCCGTAGATCTCCGCGGTCCGGTTGTCCGAGCGGACACCGTCGAGGTAGATCGGCGCGTTGTCGGCGTCACGGAGGCCGCGAAGACGACGACGCAGGAAGCGACCGGTGAAGGCGACGTTGACGTCGAACTCGTCGTCCTCGACGAAGCCGAAGGCCTCGTTGATGTCGTCCGCGAGGTCGATGCCGGTGCCGTCGGCGATGGTGTTGCCTGCGGCGATCGCACCGGGCACGAGGGCCGGGTCGAGCCACGTGGCAGGCTTGTTGACGCCGAAGAAGACCGCCTCGTCGAGGACGCGACCGAACTCCTGCGACACCAGCGGGCGGACCTCGCCCCAGATGTCGAAGCGCGAGTCCGCGATGGTGTTCTCGTGCACGGGCACGATCACCGCGATCTCCTCGGCGACGAGGTTCTTGCCGGTCCACGAGACCTTCGACGTGGGCTTGGTACCCGTGGCCGCGCCGGACGTGTCGTCCGTCACCCAGCCAGCGGTCGGGAGGGCCGCGAGGACGGGCATCGAGACCGTACCTGCCGACATCCGGATGGAACGGAACGCGGCGAGCGCGGCCGAACCGGAGGTCTCCGGCTTGATGATGGAGTCGAGCTCCTGGGTGGCGAGAAGGGCCAGTGCATCGGCCCGCGAGATGTCAGCCATGTGACTGACTCCTTCCTGGCCCGAAGGCCTCTTGTGGTGGTCTTACTTCGATCCGCGGAATGCTGCACGGATGAGTTCGTTGGGGTCGTGCTTCGACTTACCTGCCTCACCTGCTGCCCCTGCACCGAGAGCGGTGGAAGTGGCCGTCGGGTTGGCCTTCTGCCAGTCCTTGACGATGGCTTCGATGTCCTTGTCGGACTCGAACAGGTCCTTGGTGAAGGTCCGGCTGTCGAGAGCCTTGGAGATGGGACCACCGGCCTCCAGCAGGAACGCCTCGAGCCGGTCGTACCGGGTCTGGAGCGTCGTGAGGGCCTCAGCCGTGGGACGGGCTGCGAGGTCCGTCTCGAGCTGGGTCGCACGAGCGGCCTGGGCACGGGCCTCGGCAAGCTCTGCGGCCTGGGAAGACAGCTTGGTCTTGTTGGCCGCGAGGGTCTTGACGAGCGGGTGCGTCTCAGGGAGCTGAGTGCTGTCGTCGATGGTCGGTGCTGCCTGCTGCTGCTCGCCGTTGCCTCCCGTTTCGGGAGTGGCCTGCTGCTGCTGGCTCTGCTGCTCCTGATCCTGCGTTTCGCCGGTGGAGCCGTTTTCCTGCTGTTCGGTAGGCATTTCGCCGTCCCTTCGTGTAGTTTAGCGTATGAGGCCTGCGGACGCAAACCCCTATTCTCCCCTCGGCGCGTCGCCTAGCGTTGCTAGACCTGCGTCAAGGCCTCCCCAGGTCTGATCTGGGAATGATTGCGGACCCAGTTCGGGTCGTAGTAGATGTTGCCGTCAGGGTCCAGCGACCCCTTGTAGCGCACCCTGCTAGGCAGGGTAGGAGCCAGGGTGCATCGGCCGTTCGGGTGGTCACGGATGTTGGAGTACTCCACGACCATACCGTCCCTAGCCTTGCACCAGGCACAGGTCCTCGGGCCGAACTCCACGCTCCACAGGAGCACGAGGTCCAGGCCTCGGGTGCTGTCCCACTGGTTCTTCCAGTAGGCCGAGACGGTCTCGGTGCGAGCCAGGCGAGTCAGCTTGTAGAAGCTCCGCTCCAGCCCTGCCCGCAGCATAGCCCTCGCAGCGTCCTTGGCGTTGAGTCCCGAGGCCACACTAGCCCGGATGGCTGCGAGCTGCATCTCGTCGTAGATCTTGCCTGCGTAGGGCGACAGCTCCAGCTCCCGAGGAGCGGGGAAGTCAGCGAGGTAGACACCCAGACGGGCAACGTCCCCACCGAGTCGCTGGATGAGCGCCTGCGACCGCACACGGAACGCCTCGATGTAGGCCTCCATGTCACCCTCGTGACGGGGCAGGCCAGCCACCCAGCTCACGTAGAGCTTGCGCAGCTCGCGCTCCAGCTTCCCAGTGGGGACGGTAGCCATCTAGATCAGCCCCGCTTCCGCTGGCCGGGGTTCTGTTCGTAGTTGGCGACCTGGGTGGCCGTGGGCACGAGACCCGGCTGGCCCATCGCAGTCATGTCCGTGGGGGCACCTTCCTCGAAGGGAGGAACCGGCTCGCCGAGGGAGTCGTCCTCGTAGTCGTCCAGGTCGACCCCAGGCGTCACAACAGAGGCGATGTACTTGAGCGGGTAGCCCATCGTCGTGAGCGCGACACCGTGAGCGTCCAGGGCCTCCTGCAGAAGGTCGTCGGACTCGCCCCAGAACTCGTACTCCATGGTCACCTCCGGCTCGGTCTCCTGAACCTCGATGGTCTCGCCCTCGGGGGTCTGGCCAGTGGCCTCGTCGTCCTTGCTGCTGGTCGGGTCGATGACCTCCTTGGTCTTCTCGACACCGAGCAGGTCTGCCAGGTCCTCGAGGGTCGGAAGGATGTCGTCGCGCATGCGGCTGACCTTGGTCGAGAAGCGCTTCGTCAGGACCTTGAGGGCCACACCAGTCGGCGGGACACCCGAGCCAGGCTTGAAGTAGTGAGCCGGGATGCCGAAGGACTGAGGCACCTTGTCGACGATGCTGTCGTGGTAGGCGATCATGTCCCCGATGGTGGGAGGCTCGAGCTGGCCGAAGGGACCCTCGCTGCTGCTGGTGAAGATGCGGGGAGCCGAGCTGTCCTTGCGCTCCTTGAGGGTCTCCTCCACGGCCTCCTTGGTGGCAGGCAGGAAGGGGTTGACCGGAGGCATCTCCACGTTCAGCAGGTACCAGAAGGGGCGAGCGTACATCTCGGCCACCACGGTCTGGTCCAGGATCGAGTGGTTGAAGCGGTCCTGAAGCGCTGCGAGGGTGGCACCGAAGCCCTTGTCGTCCAGGGCGAAGCGGAACAGGGTGTTGCCGCTCGTGTCCTCGTGGTGTGCGTACCCCTCGGTGGTCGCAGGGCCGAAGTCCTCGGGGATGTCCTTGAGGTAGAGGCTCGTGTTGCCGTCGCTGTCCGCGAAGACCACGTTGTCCTGCATGGTCTTGAGGTTCCGGGTGAAGATGGCTGCGACCGTGAAGGTGCCGTCGCTCATCATCTCGAAGTGCTCGGGGAAGCTGGCCGTACCGTCCTTGAGCACGAGCACCGGGGCCGCACCACGGCAGAGCAGGGGCACGAGGGTCTGGGCGAAGGGCTTCAGCTCCTCGGGCATGGGGATCAGAGACTCCGCGTACAGGTCGATGACCGCCTTGAAGATGTTCTCGCTGGTGTTCTGGTTCTTGAGGTCCGGGAACGCCTCACTGACGTAGGTCTCCCAGGCCGCGCCTGCCAGCTTGAACGACATCTTGCCGTTGTAGTACGACGTGTACGTCGGGCTCTTCTGGAGGAGCAGGTGGCTCTGGAGCTTGTTCATCTCGGTCATGGCCTGGGTCCTTTCTACTTATCGTGTGTGGCCTGGGGCTAGCTGCCCATGCGGAAGAAGTCCTGCTTGCCGTTGTTCACGGCCTGGGTGAACGCGTCGACATCGTCGTCATGCTTGCCGAACGGGAAGTCCCTGAACTCCTGGGCCATCTTCTCGTCGTAGACCGTGTCCAGCCATGCGACGTTGCCCTGATCCACCGTGGGCTGAGCTGCCAGTGCACGGACTTCCTTGCTGCCGCCTGGCTCTACCGGCTTGATCAGAGCGGCCCTCTTGCGCAGGGTGTTGAGCATCGCAGCCCCGTTCGCCTTCTTCTCGACGTAGATACGGGAGGTCTGGGGCCACTTGGCGCTCATCCGCAGCACAGCCGACACCGACTCGGTGAAGGTGAGCCGCTCATGCACGCGGTCTACGAGGATCCACTTGGTACCCCCGATGACGACGTAGACATGACCGGCCACATACGAGCCGTCTGTCTTGCGCTTCTTGCCTGTCGTGTCGATGTCGCCGAAGGTAAGGTCCCACGACTGGACGACCAGAGCGCGGTCCAGCGTCATGAAGGCACTGGTACGGCTGTCCTGGTAGATGATGCTCTCTGCAGGCAGGATGTCGATCTTGTCGACGTTGAGGTAGCCTCCGCCAGTGACCTGGGGGTCACCCTGATAGAGTGCCTGCCACACGTAAGTCCCGACTGCGTTCTTGATGAGCAGCCATGACTTCTCCGAGCGGTTCTGCACTGACGGAAGCCATTCCCCGATCTGTCGTCCAAGCACATCGTCGTCATGCGATGCCTGAGCGGGGATGTTCGTGTACGTGGCGGAGAGGCTCTTCACCACGTGAGCAATGAGGTCGTCCTTGTGCCAGCGGGTGCAGATGACCACGATCTGGGACAGGTTCGACATACGGGTCAGGACGACGGAGGAGAACCAGTCGACGGTCGTCTCGCGGATCAGCTCGGACTGAGCCTCCTGCATGTCCTTGATGGGGTCATCGATGACCGTGAAGTCAGAGCGGAAACCCGTCATGGCGGAACCTCGACCCGCAGCAAGCAGGCCTCCACCTTCCTTGGTCTCCCAGCGCTGAACGTTCGAGCTTCCTGCTGCGAGCGGAGTCCACTGCCGCACCAGCCCTCGGATCTGCCGAGACACCGCGTTCGCACGTGCCTGGCTGTACGTAGCGTACACGACCTTGAGCCACGGGTTCCGGATGAGCTGCCAGGCGATGTAATGAACGATCCAAGTCGTCTTGCCTTCCTGCGGAGGCGTGGAGTAGGCCACACAGCCGAGAGGAGTGTCCAGAGCGTCATCGGGCATGGCCGTCATGAGAGCCGTTGTGAGCGCCGATTCCTGGATGCCCGACGCAGCCATGAAGACCTCGAAGTCGGCCTCGACCTCCTCGAAGCTGTACTCCTTGAAGGTGCCGAGTGCTTCCTCGACGGACAGGACGCTCACGATGCGGCCTTCGTGACAGAGGCAACGACCTCGTCGACAGGAAGACCAGGGAACGCCTTGAGCAGACGAGCGGTCTCACGTGCAGTCTGGATACGGAGGCGCTTCGTGTCGACCTCTTCGGTTCCACCCTGCACTTCGTGGAGGAGTCGCAGGATCTGCAGGAACTCCATCTCGGTCTTGTGCAGCTCCTGGACCCAGGGAGAGACGCCAGAGCGCCGAGTGCGAGTCTTCTGCGTGCCACTCTTCGACTGGACCGTGCCCTCGATGTCGTAGTCGACAACGACGCTGGTCTCCAGGAGAGTACCGATGTGCTTGCTCGGGTCGATGCCTAGCTCGATGCGGAGAGCGAGGATGTCCGTCAGCTTGTTCCGCGCGAGCTTGTTCAGCTCATCTACGATAGAGATGCTGCCAGCCTCCGAGCTGATGCCCCACAGGGACGCCACTTGGTCAGAGACCTGGGCTCGTCTGCTCGCTCGGAGACTGGCAGCGGTGCCACCACCATGACTCTTACAGACGGTCAA